TATTTTGGATCATCAGGTTTTGATGCAAATAAACCAACAACAGCTCATAATTATGGAGGCGTTACTATTAATATTAATGCGGCTGCTGCAAGTGCCAATGAAATTTCTAAATTAATTGAAAAGTTGTTAACAGAGGGAGCACTTATGCAAGCGGCGGCGAGTAAATAATGGTCTATGCAAACCTTAATGGTGGCGGCGGTTTTGCAACTACCGTATCCGCAACAAACCTTAACGATTCTGCTAACGCCGAACGCCTTGAAAAACAATTAAAGCTTACTCAAGCACAACTTGAGGCTGAAACAGCTTCTAAAGAAGAGGCGCAAAGACGAGCAGCTCAAGAGGATAAGATAAACGCTGAAAAAACAGCACAAGCCTCATTAAAAACAAGTGCTGGAGGCAGCTCTGGAGACGACATTGAAGTTGGTGTACCAGACCCTATTGGTTATAAGTTTAATTTGCCGCCTCACAATTGGAGTTTGCCTGTTCGCCCAATTGAGTTACAACCTAAAGACGTAGGAACACTTAATAACAAGACTGGCTATCTTCCAACAGAAGCTTTTGGCGGATCAAGCACCCCTGAGTCTTTTCATGGAACACGTCGTGGACGTATTTGGTACTGGCACTCAGCCTCGGCTCTTCAAAAGTTTAATACAGACTCGGGCAAGGTAGAAAGCCTTGCTGACTCTATATCTAAGCTAACTAAAACTACAGAGGGCGTAGAACTTAAGAATGATGACCGCAGGTGGGGCTTTCAATTTCTTTGGAACCCGTCTGAAATTTCGTCTAACGTAGCAAGAAACATGGACATTACCCCGTCAGCTGCTGATACTTTACGAGTTGTATCTGGGGTGTTTCCGGGACAAGAAACTGTTAACTTTAACATTTTGCTTGATAGAACTAACGATTTTGCTTGTATTAGATCGTCAAAAATTAAAGATTTTAACGATTACTCTAGGTTTTATACCGCGGTGTTTCCCGGTCAAGGAAAACAAGCGTTTGGTGAGCAATTAGAAGCTTTAATGCGTCAAGGCACTATGGCAGATCTTGAATATCTTTTTAGAGCAATTAACGGCTCAGGTATGGGTGTTGAAAAGTGGGGAACCTTAATGGGTAAACGCACAGCTAACCTTGGTTACCTACAGCCAACCCTTTTAGGTATCTCGTTAGGCCCTGATCGCCTTAACAACCTTTCCTACGTTGGTTGGTTATCTAATATTGCTATTAATCACAACTCTTTTACTCAAGATATGATTCCAATGCGAACTACCGTTACCATCTCAATTGAATGCTTTGCTGGTACAGGAATTGGAGCTGGTTAATGATATTTAAAGGGTCCCGCTATCAATTTTCTACTGTTGATTTTTTTAGTACAAAAACTATTAAATCAGAACAGCCTGTAATTTTCTATACCTTCTCAAAACTTGGTCTTTTAAGTTATTGGGAACACCAATATGTAAAGGGTGAGAGATTAGATCAAATTGCATCTAAGTACTACCAAAACCCTAAATCTTGGTGGCTTATTGCAGAATATAATCCTCAAATTGTCGACTTTACAACCATTACCCCAGGAACAATTTTGAGGGTTCCAAATGTTTAATTTTATACGTATTGCTTTTCCTGACGCAGAATCTGGACCAACTATTGTCTACTCTGCTGAAATCACACAGGAAAAATATAAGCACGACATGATTAAAGTTGTTTTTAAAGACTGGGATATATCCTATGAGGTACTAAGTCCGGGATCTCCCGTGCAGCTTACAATTACAGGCGTTACTGAGAAAAAAGACGTCTACGGATACATACACAGCGTTAAACAACAAAGAACTCCTGGAAAAAACTTTACAGAAATGATAATGATTGGCGCGTCTTACCCATTCCGTCAAGCTTCTAAAGCAATATACAAAGACATAACGGCAGATCAAGTTGCCCGAATAATTGCAGAAAAACATAACTTTGCCTGCTACACCGTTCCTCACCCTCGCGTATACCCTCAAATTGCTCAATCAGGGCATACAGACTGGGAGTTACTTGTTCGATTGGCTAAACAGTCTGGTTACACCCTAAGAGCTACAAATACAGAACTTTACTTTCAACCTAATCTTGAAGACTTTAACAAGTACAAAGAAGAGGCTATGACCTTTACTATGCGTCAGGCTAATGACTCTGCCGGATCAACTATTTATTATTTTAATCCAATTGTCAGCGAATCTTTAGATTATGCTGATGGGGCTAACACAGCTATTGCCATATCAGGTGTTGATAGATTTACAAATACTCCTATGGCTGTTACACAACAAGAACCTTATAGAGCTACCCGTGTAAAACAACAAACTGAGTTTTTTGATGATTTTGACACATCTACTGTTGCTACTACTCCAGAGATAGCTCGCTATGAAAGCGAGGCTGTTGATAACTTAATTGTATTCCCTTATAGAGCAATTGCTGAAGTATTGGGCTCTCCATCTTTGCGTCCAGATATGCCTGTTTATTTAAACGGTCTTGGTCCTAACTATTCAGGATTTTGGACTATTTTAAAAGTAGAACATATGATTATTGAAGAAGAAAGTAACCGGCATAGGTATACTTGTGTATTGCATCTTGGTACAGACTCTTTAGGTGAAACCCGTATTGGTCCAGATAGCCGCGATATCACAACTCCTCCGGCTAGACCAATTAGAAAACTTATTCCTGGCGTTCGCCAAACTACAGTCCGCCCTGTAACCTACTTAAACCGGATTACTGTGCCAGTTAATAGCACTCAACTAGGTAGCTTTGGCAATATTGAAAACCGAGCTAAACCCAGTATTGATGACCGAGACACTTCCCCAGCGCGATGGGTAAGTGGCACCAAGTCTTTAAATCCTGTAAGACCTGAGCCAGTTGTTGAACAATTTGTTATTGACCGTTTGGCAAGAATGAGGGCGCTATGAGTTTTGATAAAAGATTTTACGGTGTTTACGAGGGCTTAGTTACAAACGTAACTGATCCAGAGTCTAGGTACCGAGCTAAATTACAGGTTCCGCAAGTAACTGGGTTTGAAGAAACTAATTGGGCCGAGACTACAAAAGGATCAGCCAGCACTGTTGGTAAAAAAGTTGCCGTTATGTATATAGCGGGAGACCCTAACTTCCCTCTATGGATAGGAGAAATAGCATAATGTCATATCAAAAAGCAATTGCTTTGCCGTTTTCTTTTGACACCTCTGGATCAGTGGCTTATGTAGAAGATGAAAAGAAAATTTGGCAAGACCGCGTAGTCCTTGTATGTATGACCAACCTCAATGAGAGAATTATGCGTCCTACCTTTGGCACTAGCGTTGCATCTACCTTATTTGAAAATGTTAACGATTCCGTAAGCCTTATACAACAGACTATTGGGGGGGCTTTTACAAAGTTTCTTCCAGCCCTTTCTTTGCAAAAAGTCAGCGGGTCGGTTGATCCCGTAGACGGAAACATAGTTATTGAGGTGTTTTACCGTTATAATGATAAGGACACCCCTCAAAGCGTGAAGATTAAAACCGGATTGTTCTCCAGAAGCGGGGATCTAATAGTGGAAGGAAATGGACGAAGTGGCCGTTAAAAAATATGTCCCACAGATTGATTACACCTCTAGGGACTATACCTCTATTAGAGAAGACTTAATCTCTCTTATCCCTAATTTTGCTCCTAACTGGACTAATCGCGACCCGGCAGACTTCGGTATTACCATACTTGAAGCTTTTGCGTATATGGGCGACCAACTTAATTACTATATTGACCGCGCCGCAAATGAATCATTTATTACTACAGCTAGCCAAAGAGACAGCGTTCTTCAGCTTGCTCGTCTACTTGGCTATCAGGCTACTAATAACACAGCCTCAAAGGTCACTTTAACTTTTCAGAACTCAACAGCGAGCTCAATTACAGTACCGGCTCTGACTCAAGTAGCTACAAGTAACATAACAAGCAGCACATCTACACAGGTGGTTTTTGAAACTGCCAGCTCAGTAACAGTTTCCGCAAACTCATCTACTACAGTTGTTGCAAATCAAGGAACAACTGTAGCAAGTGAAGTTATTGGCACATCTAATGGTGAGTCAAGTCAGGTCTTTAAATTAGCAAAAAATCCTGTTATTCAAAATAGCGTTACTCTTTCAGTAAACTCGGTTACTTACACTCAGGTTCCGTACCTTATTGATTATCAAAACTACGACCCAGTATTTAGTACATATACAAACTCTGACGGGGTAACTTATGTTTTATTTGGCGACAATGTAAGTGGTCGTATCCCACCGGTAAACGCCCAGATTACAGCAACTTACCGTATTGGTGGTGGCGAGGTTGGAAACGTTGGAGTTAACACCATTAAGTTTATTCTTACTAATGGAGCTTCCGGCTTGAGCGTACTCAACCAGTATATTAATGCTGCCAACACAGGTGTTGCATCTGGCGGAGGTAACCTTGAGTCTACAGACGCAATACGTGTTAACGCCCCATTAAGCGTTCGTACACTAGAAAGAGCTGTTTCTCTTTCAGATTACGCAAACTTGTGTATTAAAGGCGGAGCAGCTAAAGCTGTGGCAATTGCAGATGTTTATACAAGCGTCACCGTTTACTTTGCCCCATTTGGAGACAAAGGAGTTACTAATGACGGAGTAACTCCCTCAGCCGTATTTAACAGTACGGTTACTAGTTTAACGTCTTACTTAAATAACAAAATTCCCGCTAATACAACTATTACCTTTCAACCGCCTTCATATATAAACGTAATTATTGATGGAGACATAACAGTGTTGCCTCAGTACAAGCAAAGCCTCGTCTTGTCTGAGGTAACCTCTAAACTAGACACCCTATTCCAATTTGATAACGTTATGTTTGCGGATCGTATATCAATTAACGATATTACGTCTGCTATTAACTCGGTTCCTGGAGTGGCATTTGTTGAGCCTACAAAAATTGTGCGTAGCGATCAAAATATTGAAAAGGTCGTTGATTTAAAAACTTTAACATCCGGTGTGGCAAATTTACGCACAACCGCAGCACACGGTTTAAAAATTGGTGACACAATTAAAGTTACAGCCGTTGACAACGACTTTAACGGCGTATTTATAGTAACAACAGTACCCTCAACAACCACGTTTACTTACGTTTGTACCGGTACAACAATTACAGCTACGGCTGTAGCCGCTGGTGCCGTTACTAAACTTACAGTTAACGACATCCTATGTGAGCTTAATGAAATCCCACAAAAAGCAACCTCATACAGTTGGGGACTTACTGTAACTGGAGGCATTACCGTCTAATGTCACGTTATGGTATTAATTATTATAATTTAGCGTATTACGGTCCGGATAACGCTTCTCAGTATATTGCAACCTCGTTTACAGCTAAACCTAGAGGTTACAAAAACATACAAATTAAGTGGAACAGCCCTGCCGGAACCTGGTCAAAGCTACGCCTTGTTCGTAATTCTTTTGGTTTTCCGGTAAACCCTTGGGATGGGGATCTTTTAGCGGAGGCGGCTATTGAAACAGATCCAACACTCTATGACGACACGTATCAACTTGTTGAGAACGCGTATTACTATTACTCTCTTTTTGTATTTGAAACCGTAACTTACACTTGGATTCGTGTTGGAGACGCCACTGGTGTTTCCGTAAAAGACTACGGCTATATAAACAACTTGTATGAAGGTCTTCCAGCAATTGCTAGAATTAAAAGTGCCTACGACGCTTCTGGAAATTACGACAATAAAGATCTGTATAATTTTGTTTCTTTATTTGCTTTTGAGCTTAGCTATGCTCACACAGTGGTAAACCTACTTAACAATAAATATGATGTGCAAAAATGTAACGGCGCCTTAGTGCCATTGTTTTTACAACAACTTGGTTATGACTACGAAAAAGAAATTGGATACCAACAATCTCGTATTTTAGTACGTGATGCTGTACAGATTAATAAAGAAAAAGGTAGTAGCCAAGGTTTGCGAGAGTACATTAAAGCTTTTGCTGGATACGCTGTTACTAAACCTGTAGGCACAGAGCCTAATCCTTCAGTTAACGGTTTAACTATGGGACACAACTTAATGCTCGATTACAACGACTCTTCTTTTGAAGAGGGAATTGGTCACTGGGGATCATTAAACGGAACAGCTTCTCTTTCTTCAGTTAGAACACAGACTGTACGCCAAGCTAGCATTACATCCAATGTGGCTACAATTACTTTAGAAAAAACACATGGGTATCGTGTAGGAGACAAATTTACAACTTCCAACTTCCCATTAAACTTATTTAATACCATCTCCAATCAATTTACTGTTACCGCGGTTGGTGCAAAAACTATATCTTTTAACTTGACCGGGGCGGACGTTCCAACTACAGATGTTTACAATAAAGTGTTTAAAGCTTACCCAACAATTAAACCTTATCCAGCAGCTTGGATTGAACCAACATCTTCAACTTTTACACCTAATAAACGTCAAGGAGTATTATCGGTAAAAAATGTATCTGGTTCTACAGCCACAATTAAATTTGAGTGCGGTTACGCTGGCGGGGATATAACAAAATTTAACCCCCTTACAAGAGGTATACCTGTAACGGCCGCTCTTTCTTATAGCTTTAGCGGGTACACAGTAACTGGCGGTTCAGCTAGATCGGTAACTATGGGTATTAGTTGGTACACACGTTTTGGTGTTTTTATCTCTGAGTCTTCAGGAACACCAAGCAACAACGCTACAGGTGAGCTGGTAAGCGGTAGCCGTAAATTTGTTACTGACACGGCCCCCGCTGGTTCATATTATGCGGTACCTAATATTCAAGTAGCTTCAGCTGCTGGCAGCGAGTTTCATTACTTTGACGCTTTGCAATTTGAACAAGATGCAAACCCAACAACATTTGATGAGGCTCGACAAGTACATCTAACTATTAAAGCAACAAGAATCAATGAGTTAAAAAACCCTCACTTTGCAAGCCCTATTGCTCCTTGGACAGCCAGCAACTCTACAAACACAATTGATGCTACTAGCCAAGAGCCAGGTGTATCAGTATTTAAGATTGCTAGGGCAGCGTCGCTTAACAGCGTTGTTACTTTAACTCTTACAGTGAGCCATGATTTTAAAGTTAACGACGTTATATCTATTACAGGATCTACCTGGGTTGGTGGAGATTTAAACGGAACTTACACGGTAACAGCCGGTAGCGGTGGAAAAATTGTTACCTTTGCAAAGTCAATTGCTAATCAAGCAGAAGCTGATTGTTCAGGTTCAATATTTTTTGCAGGCAACGCCCTTAAACTTACAGCTACGGGCTCTTCAGTGGTGCTTAAGTCTTGGGACGGAACCACTAACAATCAATTAATGCCAATTCACTACCCAAATACTCAATACACATTTAGCCTTTATGCACAGGGGTTAAATACAGCTGACACGCTTACCCCGTCTATCAAATGGTACAACTCTTCCCACACTCAAATTGGATCAGCTGTATCAGGAAGAGTAGCAAGGCTAACAGCCAGCATTACAAACGTCTCTGGAATTAACGGACGTGTTACCTATCAAGCTGAGAATACTTTTACAGTTGGTCAAGTGGTAACCATTAGCGGAATTACTATGATTAGTGGCGCTACTTACAATTTGTCTAACGTTACAATTATTAGTTGTACAGAAGATCAGTTTATTATCAGCTCTGCCGCTAACGGTCTTTACAACACCGGTGGTACAGCAACCCCTACAGTTACCGACAAAGATTGGATACGACCATACGTAACTGCAACCGCCCCAGCTACAGCCGCCTATGCTGCGGTGGAGATGGCTTGGGCAACAGCAAACACCCGTACCGTTAAATTTGATTCATCTTTGTTTGAAAACTCAGCGGGACTTTTAGATTTCTTTGACGGAAGCAATGGGCCATGCTCCCCTGCTGATCTTTATTGGGAAGGTGGAAGTACAAACTCTGCCAGAAGCCACCTATACAAAAATAGATTTGCTGTAATAAGTCGACTTATTGGTTCAAAGCTTTCAGAAAACGTTGTTACTGGCACTCCAGTTTCAGTCTACTTGGCGCAGCCTCAAACATAGGCTAGTCTGTGCCTCCCCTACCAAGGAGGTCCCATGGACAAATATTATGTGCTCGTCGCCGGCAATGGATCAACCACCCGCGCAAATCTAGAAGCTTTAATGGAAGATTATTATTATGCTCAAAGTTCCAATGGAGCTAACGGCACTTTAGTTCTAGCCTATAGTGATAGACCGAGCCAAGGACAAACGTTTGCTACTCAGTTAGCAAAGGACAAAGGTAAAGATCTTTTAGTCTTTACAACAGAGTCTGGAAAGTTTGACGGAATACCGCCAGCCAGTGTCAGCATCTCTGACAACCCAATTAAAAACGCAGTCGACCACCTTAAAGGTTTAAATGCCTCGACGTTTCTTCTATGGGCTGATGAAGACAAGGATTGCCAAAACACCTTAGCGGCCTGCAAAGACGCGGAAATCCCATGCTTTGATTTAACGGAGGGATTGATTCCCTTGAACGCGGCTCAAAACATTAAAGCTACAGTCGAGCCAACAATTCCAGCAAAAGAGAAAATTACAGAACCTGAGGAGGATGAAGATGCCGAGGAAGAGGATGACGAAGAAGATGGCGAAGAAGAGGAAGAAAGTGTTGACGAAGAAGACATGGACAATCTCTACTTTGGAATCCAAGCCATTGCCAAAATCTTCGCGGAAGCCATCGTCGAAGAAATGAAAAAGGGCAAGGAAGACAAATAGGAGTGCTTAACCTACGTTCCATAGGTCTCTACTTGTATCTACTCACTGTAAGGCCTCAGATAACCGCTGAAGGCTTGTCAAGGCTATTCCCCGAAGGGTATAAGGCCATAAGGTCTTGCCTTCGAGAGCTCAGAGAATTGGGCTTAATTGAGACAAAAAAAGTTCACATAAATGGCAGGATTATGACAGTAAGTAATGTTGTGGAGCCCCATTACTGGAGGGCAGAAACGGCCCTTCTATTACAGCACACACCGCTATATAGCTTATTAAGTACTAATAGCTTATATAGCAAGAAGCAAGAAAGAGTAGCGGATGAAATCCGCGAAGAGTACATTCAAGTCGATTTACAGGCAGGAGGCCAAATGCACTTCCCGGAATACGACGACTCACCAATGCCCTTTGACCCAGAGGATAAAAAAGAGGCCGTATACAAAGCCCGAGAGCGTAGGCAGAAAGCTTACGACGCTTTTAAGGCTGAGGAGTTTGACAATAAAATCAAAGATAAAGCCGACACCCCGCCTCAACATTGGAGTCCAGATCAATCTGCCGCAGAGTTTGTAAAGCGTTGCAATGACCTTTGGCACGTCAAGCCTTGGGTAATGGATAGATCTCGTTTTAAAATAGCCTTGGCTAAATCCCGTAAAGTTCACGGGACAACCGGCGACATTGAGATGAAGATGATGGATTTATATTTTTCCCAAATACGTGACCGCACTGAGATTAACGATCCAGAGCATATATGGAAAAGATATATTAAACAGTTTATTAACCTACAGACTGAAGCCCGTCGACTTATAATTACTCCGGATGATATGGTTACGGAAAAGATTAAAGCCGAGAAATCTTTAGATTGGTTGAACAATGTTTAAACTTGATGAGCTTAAGATTAGACGCAGGAGTTGGGTCAAGATGGCTGGTATACCAACAGCTAGACTTGGTTGGACTTTAAAAGATTGTTCTGAGGCTGATCAAAAAGATATAGCCACCATTAGCAAATGGTTAAAGGCCGTAAAGGACAAGCACGTAATCCGTTCTGCCGGTCAGCCTTACTGTGGAAAAGGTTTAATGTTGTTTGGTACTCCAGGGCAAGGCAAAACAACAATTGCTTTGTCTACCATTCAAGAGATCATGACAACTATGTCTTTAGACTCATTAGATGTAAAAGAGGGCGGAACCCTTATTCGGCCCTGTTACTTTATTACATATCACGGCTTACTGGAGTTAAAGGGCACCCAAATGGGTGGTTCTATCACAGACGACCAAGAGGTGATATTGGAGGGCATATTGGGCAACTGCCCAAATGATGCTTACAACATCCGAGTTTTAGTTTTAGACGACGTAGGTAGAGAGCACTCTACAGACAGCGAGTGGCAAAGAAACACCCTGCACCACGTTCTTAGGACTAGATTTAACAATGGCCTACCTACCATAATTACGACTAACATACGTCGTGAGGACTGGGCGGGTCTTTACGGAGATTCAACAGCAAGCTTTGTCCATGAAATATTCGGCTACTTACCAGTAGAATCATCACGAGGGGATTTACGAAAATGAAAGAGAACAAAGTGCGGAATGACCTAAAGTTAGTGCAAGTGTTCCTCCCTAATACAACAACGTCTGGTCCAGGCATATACGAAGTATCTGTCGGTAATCCAAACGAGTTTTACTGCACCTGTCCCGGATTTTCCAGTCGATTAAAGTGCAAACACATAAATTTTGTAAAAGCTAGAATTGAAAGCAATAATGGAAACTACCCGTTAGAGATATCAAGCCGCGCTACCCCAGATGATGCTGAAAGAGCTAGAGAATCAAATCAAGAGTTTCGAGAGTTTATTATAAAATTTGGCAAGGTTGAGGTTATATAACTAATGCGTAATGGGGATATCAGCAACGAGCTCCCCAAGAGAATATTAGTTACAGAAGATGTATTCTTAATTGTAGAGCTCACGCCTAAAAAAGTTTTAAAAATATTTACGTTATCTAAAGCTAACAAAAAAGTACGTAAAGACATTTTAAGCTACTTGTATTTGTATACAACAAAACAAGGTATTACTCTAGAGCTTGTTTCTTTTACTATGGACGAAGAAGATTTGACCTTCTTTGTAGAGGAACTTGACAGGATGGGCACCAATCCGTTTAGATACTTTAGTTCTTATAAATCATTGAAAGATATTGTTGCAGAACTACCATATAGACCAGAAGTGATTGGTGTGATAGACATACCCACTCGAACGGCACAATACGGCCATTGGGGATTGGATTTTAATCAGTTATGAATCACGAGACTCAACTCCTTAGCAAGGTCGTACAAGCACGCGATCTAACCCCATTATTAGAAAATAATATTACAGATGGTTGGTTTTCCGATCCTGCGGATCGAAAGGTAGTTAGTTTTTTACTTTCTCATAATGCAAAGTACAGAGAGTGTCCAAGTCTTGAAGTAATTAATGAAAACTTTCCTATGTATTTACCAATGCCGGTAGCTGACTCCACCGATTATTTAATTGATTGTTTAGTTAACATAAGACGCAAACAAAGAATTATTGCAACTTTAGGATCTGCACTTGAGGTTATAGAAAAAAGCCAAGACCATGAGGGTGCGCTTCAAGCTATGGAGCGCGGCATTATTAAACTTGAGGAAGATGGGTTAACTAAGTCTAATGACCTTGAAGTTACACAAGCCGCCAAGTCCGCAAAAGAAGAGTACGAACACCGTAAGAACAATCCTGGGTTGCTTGGTTTACCTACAGGGTTTCCTACAATGGATGAGGCAACATCTGGATTACAACCGGGTCAACTAATTGTAATTATTGCTCCACCTAAAACGGGTAAGTCAACACTTGCTTTGCAGATTGCACAGAACTGTCACCTAGCCGGTAAAGTTCCTATGTTCTATTCTTTTGAGATGAGCAATGAGGAGCAGAAGAGTCGTTACTACGCTATGAAAGCTAAGATCTCACATAGGCGTTTGATGACGGGTTCTTTAACAGATGAAGAGCAAGCCAGATATTTTAAAATTATTGAGGGCATTGAAAACATGAGGGACAAGTTTTGGTTTATTGATTCCTCTGGTGGTCAAACTGTTAGCGGCGTGGCCAGCAAGATTCAAAACAAGAACCCAGATATTGTATTTATTGACGGTACTTATTTGATGATTGATGAGCAGACTGGTGAGTCTAATACCCCACAAGCTTTGACTAATATAACTCGATCACTTAAACGTCTAGCTCAAAAGATTAACAAGCCCATTGTAATCTCAACCCAGGTTTTAGCTTGGAAGATGAAAAAAGGTCAGGTTACCGCCGATGCTATTGGATACTCATCATCTTTCCATCAAGATGCTGACGTAATTTTTGGTCTACAAAGAGAAGATGAGTTAGTAGATGACACGCGATTACTCCGTGTTGTTGCGGCTCGTAACGCCGGGTTATCTGAGGTCTCACTTGTGTGGGATTGGAATAACGGTTTATTTAGAGAGTTGGGTGTAGAGGATCTATGACCGTTGAGGAGATGGAGAGCACCTTATCCCGTCTTAGAATTGAGTTCACTAATACACGCGGGGACGAGATTCAAGGGTTCTGCCCTGCACATAAAGAGAGAACAGGTAAGGAAGACCGAAACCCTTCATGGTGGATTAACTCAGACACCGGTCAACATATTTGTTTTTCTTGTGGGTTTAAGGGCGGGATCTACAGTCTTATAAGTTACGTTGAACAGATTGAGTTTGATAAAGCTAAAGATTGGTTTGACTCCAGCGAGAATCTAATGTCTAGGTTTACTAGGGTTACCGAAGAGCGCAAATCTAAATTAGAAGACGTTTCATATGTTACTGAGTCTATGCTTCATGCTTTTGTAGATCCGCCTCAAGAAGCTTTAGCGTCTAGGGGTTTAACTATTGACGCGGCGCGTGCCTACGAGCTTATGTGGGACGAAAGAAAAAAGAATTGGATTATGCCTATTAGAGATCCTATTACCCACAAGCTTATGGGGTGGCAGGAAAAAGGCTATGACCGCAGGTACTTTAATAATCAGCCAGCCAAAGTAAAGAAGAGCTTATCTTTATTTGGATATCGAGAGTATGTAACAGGGACTATGGTCGTTGTGGAATCTCCATTAGATGTGGTGAGGTTGGCTTCTGTAGGTATAACCGGTGGCGTCTCTACATACGGGGCACTTGTCTCCTCCGCTCAGTTTAATTTATTGCGGGGTGCGGACCGTTTAATTTTTGCTTTAGATAACGATAGCGCCGGTCAGTCTTCATCTAAAAGTCTTCTTGATATGTGCAGAGAGACGTGGAAAGAGGCGTTGTTTTTTAACTACTCACAGACCGATATGAAAGACATTGGCGCTATGAGCAAGGTTGAGATAGAGTTTGGATTAGAAAACGCTAAACACATGGTGAGAGGAAAAGTATGATTATTGGACTTTCGGGCTACGCCCAATCAGGTAAGAACACTGTGGCAGACATTTTGGTAGACCATCATGGATTTATTGCACTTGCTTTTGCTGATCCAATTAAAGCTCTTGTTTACGACATTAATCCTAAAATTAATTCAATTGAGATTCAAGGAATGGTAAATGAGTATGGTTGGGATATTGTTAAACAAGACCCAGAAGTTCGTCGTTTACTACAAACTACCGGCGAAGCTGGCAGACAAGGTATTGACGAGTATCTATGGGTAGCTATGACTTTGTCACAAATTAAAGACCCACACGAAGGCCGCTATGTTATTACCGACGTTAGATTTCCTAATGAAGCGTCAGCTATTTCTTCACAGGGCGGACAGCTTTGGCGTATTGAGCGCCCGGGTGTGGACGCGGTTAACGACCACATCTCTGAAACAGCGTTAGACGCTTGGATCTTTGATGAGACTATTGTTAATAACGGCACGATTGAAGATTTAAAGAAGAAGATTAAAGTTGACCTTTAAAGGAACACTACTCCCCTACCAACCTGAAGCCGTAGACCGTATGGTCGATCGTCATAGGGTTCTAGTGGCATACGATCTTGGCTTGGGTAAAACCGTTCTTACCATTGCTGCTATAGAACGTTTGATGGATGAGAACAAAGTTAAAGAACCAGGGCTTATAATCTGCCTATCCTCATTGAAATATCAGTGGGCTAATCAGATTGAGAAATTTACCGATGGAACTTCTAAGGCTTTGGTCATTGATGGAACGCCGAAGAAAAGAGCAGAGCAATATGCTGAGGCCATGGACTGGCGAAGCTCCGGGGTTGATTACATTATTCTTAACTACGAGCAAATTGTTAACGACTGGGATTCCATCAAGAATTTACCAAGAGGATTTGTTGTCCTCGACGAAGCCACAGCCATCAAGTCCTTTAGATCTAAACGATCAAAGGCAGTCAAACGTTTAATTAGTTCACCATATCGATACGCTCTTACCGGAACACCTATTGAAAACGGTAAACCAGAAGAGTTATTTAGCATTATGCAGTTTGTAGATGCACAAGTTTTAGGGCGCTTTGACATCTTTGACTCCGCTTTTATTGTTCGTAATAACTGGGGTGGGGTTCAGCGTTACAGAAACTTGTCTACGCTACACGAAAAGCTACAAGAAGCTTGTGTGCGTAAGACCCAGAAAGATGAAGATGTAGCTCCCTACCTTCCAGACGCTATACATAAAGAGCCTGTCCGTATTGTATTTGACCGTAAAAACGTAAAGCTTTATGACGTTATTAAAGAAGATCTAATTAAAGATTTAGATGAGGCCCAGAATTTGTTTGGTGCATCTTTTAATTTAATATCCCATTACGGATACGAGAAAAAAGGTGGGGGGCCGGAAGACGAGATTCGAGGTCGAATTATGTCTAAAATGGGCTGTTTAAAAATGCTGTGTTCCCATCCAAACTTACTACGCGCCAGCGCTAGAAAATATAATTCAATTGATAAAACCGTTCTTTGGGAAGACGAAGACGACGACGGAACTGTTGTTATGTTTAGTAAAATGACCCCCACCTTTGGAACTAAGGGTGGTTCTGCTTACGCCTCAGAGTTAGTAAAGTCAGGTTTACTTGACGGCATTGACGACTCCCCAAAGCTTGAATATTTAATTAGTTATGTTAAAGATTTTTTAGACCTCAACACAGCTAACAAGGTAGTTATATTTGCTACCTATGTAGATATGTTAGACATGATTGCTAACGGTCTTGGACCAGATCAATGTAGAAAATACTCAGGCAAGTTAGATGCCAAGAGTAAAGAAAATAATAAAATTGCTTTTAACACAGATCCAGCAGTTCGTGTTTTGATTAGCTCAGACGCTGGGGGTTATGGTGTAGACCTACCGGCAGCTAATTTGCTAGTTAACTACGACTTACCATGGACCTCGGGTGGAGCTGTTCAACGCAATGGTCGTATTATGAGAGCTTCATCTACATGGCCCTCAATTGTTATTCAAGATCTAATTATTGCCGGATCTATTGAGGAGCGCCAGTACGAGGCTCTACAGCAGAAGAACGCTTTGGCGAGCGCGGTAGTCGACGGCGAGGGTATTGATGACCAAGGTGGAATACCTATGAACGTAGGAAGCCTTAAAGAGTTCCTGTATATGGCTACTGTTTAGCCGTATTGCCCTGTACAATTGATGGATGCCTAACGCACCTAAGACCCCGACGCGTACCATACGTGTCCCTGACGACCTCTGGAAGGCCGTACAGTACAAGGCAGCCAAAGAGGGTGTAACCGTTACCTCAGTCATTATTGAGGCGCTAGAGGCTTACTCAAAAGGTCGTACTGACCAGTAACTTGACACCTGTCAGTGGGCAGGTATAAGTTTTCCTTACGTCGCTACAGGGCACAAGTGCTCTAAGCTAAACAAAGGAAAAGCATGAGTCTACTCGATATAAAATCTAATCTACGTCAGTATCTTTCACTTAAAAAAGAAGTTGAAGTATTAACAAAACGACAAGACGAATTAAAGTCTCGTCTTAAATCTACAGTTGAATCCGCCGGTGAAACCGATGATCGCGGACACGTCACACTTAAAGTTGATGACGAAATTACAGGTGAAGTAACCCTTACACAACAACGTCGCGTATCAAAAACTCTTGATATGGATATTGCAGAAGCTCTACTTAAAGAACGTGGCATTTACGACAAGTGCGTAAAAATGATTCCTGTTCTTCAAGAAGACGCAATTATGTCTTGTGTTTACACAGATGAACTTTCAGAAGCCGACATTGATCGGATGTTCCCATCTAAAATTTCTTACGCATTTTTGGTTAAAGCATCAAATGACTGATGATTTAATTGAATCTACTTTTGCTGACTTGGATAGTTATTATCCAAACAGTAAACGCAAAAGAAAACCAATAGTAGCTAAACCCTTAGAAACAAAGTTAGATACATCCTGGGATGCTAACCCTGTTACTAAAACATTACCCAACGGCAGAGACCTTGAAATGTTTACTATTGGCGCTTTAGCTGCTGCTGTAGGTCGCCCAGTTGTTTCAATACGTGCTTGGATCAAACAGGGTTATATACCAGCATCTCCATACCGACTTCCAATGAAGAAGGATATAAATGGAAAAGACCACGCCGGGAGAAGGTTGTATTCAAGAGCCATGGTGGAAAAGCTAGTAGAGATACTAGATAAGGCTGGACTATTGCACACAAAGCGCATAGAATGGCCATTACACCGGCAGGTATCTTTAGATATAGCCGAGGCTTGGAGTCAAACCCGAGCAAATGAAAACACTGACAACTAACATAAAAGGATGAAAAACATATGGCAATAAACCGAACAGAGGATTACCTCCCAACGGCAGATGAGTTTGCAAAAACAGACTCAGATATCAATGCAAGACCAGTTCAAAAAGCAACTATCTCAACAGTTCAATCAGGTTGGGATGCCGCTGAAAAATCAGCAGTACCCGCAGGTGATTATCCAACTGAGTTCAAGTTTACTGACGGTGAGTATCAAATCGTTAAGTTCCTTGATCCAAACGGACCCTTCGCTGTATACAAGCAACACTTCTTGTCACAGAAAACCACTGGCAAGCGCTCTTACATTTCACTAGGGGCCAACGATCCGCTATGCGTAAAGCTTGGAAGCAAGCCTGAAGATAAGAAGGCTTTTAGCCTTGCTATTCTGACCGCTAGTGGCGTAGAACGACAGATGCTTATTGCAAGTCCACGTCTTTACAAGACACTGCACGCCGCACACTTCTCACCTACCGGTCCTTTAACAAAGAACTATTGGGCAATAAGCCGTACCGGCAAAATGCAAAGCACCGCTTACCTCCTTAATCCAGTTAAGGCTCGTGATCTTTTAGAAGATTGGGGCATTGACGTAACTGCACATGAGGCAGCACTTGAAGCACTAGTTCCTTACGAAGCTTCAGCTATTAAGTCCTCAACGTGGGAAGAACTAGAAGCCGTAGCCGATAGTCTTCTCTAAGTTAGTTCATTGCAGGTGGGGCTAGTGCTTAACGGCATTAGCCCCATCCTTTTAAGGGGTATAAAATGGATCATATAATTACAACTAAGGCAGACCTTGATGCGATGGTTGCTTACTATCTCACTCAAGACGCGTTTGCTTATGACGTCGAAACTGTAGGAGATAAACGTGGTATTCCAGCTGTTAACGAAGTACTTTGGCTTAGCTTTGCTACACACGGTCGCGGGGATGTTATTCCGATTGGCCACCCACATGGTGAGTTTGAGTCAGAAGTTTTCCCGCTTACACCTCAAGGAGAAAAACGCATACTTGAAGGTCTTTCATTACGCGAAAGTGATTACTCTGTTGATCGCAAAAAATCTCTTAGATCTTTCGGACCGGCTCCTACGCAGCTATTCCCAGCAGAGGTCTTTGAGGCATTAAAACCTTTATTTTTTAACAACAATATTTTAACTGTAGGCCACAACTTAGCTTTTGATTTAAGCTCTGTAGCAAAGTACTACGAAGGTAATATTCCTTCTGGCCCTTATTTTGACACCTTGATGGGGTCTTTTTTGTATGACAATAAGAACAAGAACAAGTTGGGTCTAGATGATTGTTTACTAAGAGAACTAGGCTATTCAATGAAAAAAGGCATTGGACATATGGTGGAGATCTACGGTTTTAATGACGTAGCAAAATACGCATTTCTTGATGCTAAATACACATTTCTACTTTGGAAAGTACTGGCCCCTAAAATTGTTGCCGCAAACGTAGAAAAAGTTATGGCACTTGAGATGGATGTACTTTATGTACTTTGTAAAATGAAATTAACTGGGGCGCCAATTGACACCAATCAATTAAAGATTCTGTACGACAAGCTTACTGAAGAGGTTGAGGCGGCAAAAGCTGAGATTTATTCTATTGGCGGTATATTTAATATGAACTCTAACGGTGATAAGCAGTGGATTTTGTACGGCCCTAAAGAAGAAGGGTGCCGCGGTCTTCGTACTCAGGTATTAACCGGTCGTGGAGAAAAGAAAATCATTGCACAGGGTGAGCAGTCCTTAACTTACAAGGACTACTCTGTATCAGCTGAGGCTTTAGAGGAGTTTAGAGGTAAGGACGAGCTTGTTGACGCTTTACTTAAATACTCTGAACTTAATAAACTTCTTAGCACATACGTCACTCCCTACATAGGTGGAGAGGTTGTAAAGACTGTTAACGGCAAGTCTAAGGTTGAAGACAAAGAGAGCTTGCTAGTAAACGGCAGGATTTATGGTGACTTCATTCAGTGGGGTGCTGAGACTGGTCGGTTTTCTAGTCGAAACCCTAACCTTCAAAACGTACCGGCTCCACACACTGAGCATGGTCGAGCCATTCGTAATTTATTTATAGCGCCAGAGGGTTTTAAGTTAGTAGTAGCTGACTACTCACAGATTGAGCCGCGAGTAATTGCCTCCATGTCACAAGATGAGATCATGATAGACAACTATATGAAGGGTGAGGACATATACACAACGGTTGGAAACACTATGGGTGTAGACCGTAAAGCTGGCAAGGTCTTGGTTCTTTCTATCGCCTATGGTGTAGGCCCAGACAAGATTGCTAAATCAATTGGTTGCTCAGCCAAAGAAGCTAAAAAATTATTAAATGATTTTTCTCAGAAGTTTTCAGCCATCAGCGACTACAAAAGCAAGGTTGTTGGGGTTGCTCGTAATCTAGGCTATGTCACAACTATTCTTAATCGTCGACGTTACTTACCGGACATTACATCTAAAAACATAGGGTTTAGGGCCAGCGCTGAGCGTCAAGCCTTTAACACAAGAATCCAAGGTTCGGCAGCAGATATCATTAAACTTGCTATGATACGCGCTCAAGACTTTATTCCAAAGGAGGCAAGCTTGATACTCACAGTGCATGATGAGCTTGTAACTTTGACTCCAGATCACTTGGTTAAAGAGACTGAGACTGCTATTAAAGAGGCTATGGAGGGCATCAACTTGCTTTCTATACCCTTACTAGCTGATATGGCAACTGTTCAAAAATGGGGGGATGCCAAGTGAACTGGCTTCGCCGGCTTTTTGGAAGAGAGGAGTATGTTGTACACCGGCTAGATATCCCGGTTAGCACTATAGTACGGTGGTATATGTATGACACAGATTTTGCTGATCAAAATGAATTAGCAGAATTGATTGGCCTTAGCAAGGTTAGTCAAGAAGGTGATGTAAAAGAACAAGAGGACAGTGACAACAGATTAGAGGCTATAGAACAATACATTCCATTTTTAAAACAAATGGCAGAAATTAGCGCAAATTTAATTACAACTATACATACAAAAGAACTAGAAGACTCAGGTCTTTTAGCTGATTCAATTGATGATAGGCAGATAGAGATGATGCAGGCTCTTTTTAAAACAATTGCATTGTCAACTTTAGTTGGAACTTTTTCAGTGGGAACGCATTTACAAATTATTAACCCAACCTCAGCACCAACGGGGTTCATACAAATGGAGGATAATCATGAGTAGTAATTGGTGGGCACAGAAGCTTGGAACACAACCTCAACAGACAGGGACGCCCGCGCCGGCGTATGTAGCACCACAACCAGCGCAGTATGCAACACCCCAACAACCTACTTATCCACCTTCACAACAGACACAGCCGTCTGCTCCCCGTTGCCCAGGTTGCGGTAGCGGTAATTACGGAGGAACAGCAGAGAGCAGGGCTCGTTGTTACGATTGCGGCTACCCAATTCAACAATCAGGTAGTGGCGCAGGCACCGGTATTATTGGCCAAGGCGGCCAAACTTCAGGACCTCCAACACCGGCTACACAAGTACCAACTGGTGGCTTTAACCCAACAACAATTATTGGACACATTTAATGAACAAAGAGGCAATGGCAGTTGTTAACAAAATTAATAAAGATCTTGGTGCCGGAACTATTGTTTTAGGTTCTGACATTATTGCCTCACCACCTCGTTTTACTTCCGGCTCATTATCAATTGATGTGGCACTTGGTGGCGGCTGGCCCCCTAATCAGTGGCATGAGATTATTGGTGAAGCAAGTAATGGTAAGACGGCCTTAGCTTTAAAAACTGTTGCCGCTAATCAAAAACGAGATCCAGAGTTTACTACTGTATGGGTTGCTGCTGAAGAGTGGGTAGTTGGTTACGCAGAATTGTGTGGCGTGGACTCCTCTAGAGTCTATGTTGTTTCAACAAATATTATGGAGGAAGCTTATGGGGCGGTTATCAAGTTTGCAGAAAGCAAAGCAATCGATTGCATTGTTCTTGATTCTTTACCTGCCTTGGTCCCTTCAGCAGAAGACGATAAAGAAATGGATGAATCCACGGTAGGCAGGGGCGCACTTTTAACTAATAAGTTCTTCCGTAAAGTTGGCAAAGCTTCCAAGAGATCCCTTGTTTCCCCAGAGCGCCCATTTATCGGTATTGTCATTAACCAGTACCGCATGAAGATTGGCGTTATGTATGGGGATCCTAGAACTACCCCAGGTGGCCTAGGCAAAGACTACGCGTTCTTTACTCGCACCGAAGTACGGCGCGATGAGTGGATTGAATCCGGCACAGGCCAAGAAAAACGTCGTGTTGGGCAGTCTATTAAAGCCCGTATTATTAAAAATAAATCAGCAGCCCCTTCCCAAGTGGCTACAGTTGACTTTTACTTTTTAGAAGGAGAGACCGTTCCAGCCGGAGAGTTTGATTTTGCTAAAGAAGTAATTGCCATGGGAATTATTAATAAGGTGATTACCAGAGCAGGTGCCTACTATCGTTACGCGGGTCGCCAATGGCAGGGTAGTGATGCTATGCTTAGCTCAATACGGGAAGAGATTGACCTGAAAGAAACCCTTGAGCGGGACGTACTAGATTCGATTAAAGCCGGATCTAAATTCGTAGCCGAAGACTCCGATGAGGAGTGAAGGACAAAAACAGTCTAAGAAGCATGAGGACCGATTAGCTAAAGCAATTGGCGGGCAGCGATCAGCTGCAAGCGGTGCGTTTTGGAGTCGGAAAGGTGATGTGCGTTCCACTGATTTGTTAATAGAACATAAGTGGACTGGCAAAGCCTCCTTTACCGTCAAAGCAGCGGTTTTGGAAAAGATTGTTAAAGAAGCAATTCTTGACAGTCGGACTCCCGTCCTCGGAATAAGTTTGAATAACGAAAATTACGTTATCTTAACTGAAGATGATTTTCTAGAATTGCGCCAAACTCTTCAGGAGCATACTTGTACGACAGCGCAGGACCAGAGCCATGGCGATACAAAGCCAAGTGCCGAGGCATGGATACAGAACTCTGGTTCCCACCAAGAGACAAAGCTAAATACAGAGTTATAGCTGAGGTCTCTAAAGCCGTTTGCTACGGCAAAGATGGATTACCAGAATGCCCGGTTCGTAAACAATGTTTGTTGTACTCAGACAAGATGGATGAACAGCACGGTATTTGGGGCGGCATGTCTCACCGCGAACGCAACGCATTAAAACGCAAAGCTAAGAAGGCCGGTTTAACATTTAAAGAATGGGTAGATACCCGTAAATCGTGATAGATTACCGCTATGAGTGCATACAAACCTACGGGATCATTAAAGAATTTTATTGCAGCTGGCAAGATTCCAAGTAGGGTACTTGCATCAGTTGAACGACACGTACTAGCTAGCCCACGTGATGAGTCTCGTAGAACAAATGTTCTACACCCCTCAGAAATGGCTGGATCAGATTGGTGTTACAGAGCTTCTTATTTTCATTTGTTAGGTCAAGTCCCTAATCCACGTAGCTATTCATTTAAACTTTTATCTGTATTTGAAGAGGGCCACGCTATTCATGCTAAATGGCAAAATTGGTTTAAAGAAATGGATAAGCTGTACGGACAGTGGCATTGCACCGATTGTAAAGATACTTTTTGGGGCGTACCTTCTGATCATAAAATTGATCCAAAGTTTTTGCGTTATAACGAAGTGCCTTTAGATTACAAACCGTTACGCATCTCAGGTCATTCAGATGGTTGGCTAAAGGGGTTTGGCGATCCACTAATGCTTGAGATTAAATCTGTGGGTGCGGGAACGCTTAGGTATGAGATACCAGAAATACTTAAAGAGAACAACAATGATGTAGAAAAAACTTGGAAGTCCATCAAAGAGCCTTTTATGAAGCATATTACTCAGGTTCAGATTTATATGAAACTAGCTGAGCTATTGGGGTATGAGGACGTGCCGCAAGAGGCTGTACTTATTTATGAATCAAAGGCAAATCAAGAAGCTAAAGAGTTTGTTATACCCAAAAGCGATTTTGGTATTACCCAACTATTTGATGCAGCAAAGATGATCAATGAAGCTGTTGACTCCAATACGGCACCAGCATGTAATATAGGGGCAACAGGATGCGCCAAGTGCAAGGGGTATGAAAATGAGTCCAATTGAACTACAACTAGCAGAGGCTAGCAAAAGAGCTATTAGTAAGTTAAAGGGTCAAGGTCTGTCATTAAACGAGGGTTACAGTTATGATCCCCCCTCACTTCCAGAAGATGTTACATCTGTGGGTGATGAGAACTTAATGGATTTGTACGCTAAGTATGTAGCTTACTTGGAGTTTATTAATTTACAGGTGTGGTGTGCCCACACAGATAAAGCCGAAGCCGAAAAAGAAATGATTATAGAGAAGGCTAGAAAAAAACTGACCATGAAGGCTGGCGGTAAAGCAGTAGCCATCATAGATGCTGAGATTGAGGTAGACGAGGTCTACCGAGATAAGGCCGATAAGTATCAAGAGCTTTCTAATTACCACAGTTTGATCCAAATGATGTCGGAAAAGTTATCTAAAGACATATCTTTTATCAACCGTGAGATTACCCGACGAGTAAACCTTAACAAAGCCGTCGGCAGGGCCCCTTGGCTCACGCCGTGAAAGTATTTTACGACGGATCTATTGACGGTGATAAGCCTGTATACCTTGGCATAGACCAGTCCTATAGTGGATTCGCTATAACCGCTTTACAAGATAACGCATTCTATTGCGAGGTTTACAAATCTGAGCAGGGTGGGATAGACCGGCTTAAAGACATACAGGTTCACGTAATGAACTGGCTTTACCAGTTTAACAACATTGCTGACGTGGCCATGGAAGGCTACGCCTTTGGATCGCAGATGGCTAATATGTTGGGTGAGCTTGGCGGTATGGTAAAGCTAACTTTGCTTGATTTTGGTATTTACCCTTTAATTGTGCCGCCAACCAGCCTCAAAAAGTACGTTACCGGCAAGGGCCAGGGCGTACCAAAGAGTCAAATGCTTTTACAAATATACAAGCGGTGGCAGGTAGAGTTTTCTGACGACAACGCCGCAGATTCCTACGCTTTAGCTCGCCTAGTTTCAGGCCAGCACGTGTTCGCGTACGAAAAAGAGGTGTACGATAAGCTACAGGATCCAAAGTTTCGGGAGAAGTAATGCCTAAATACGATTTCAAATGCGATACCTGTGAGAGTAGCGTTGTAGAAATGCACATTGCTTTTAAATCTAATGAGCGACCTAATTGCGATCGATGTGGGAGTCCTATGAGTAAAGTTTTTACACCACCAGCAGTTCAATTTAAAGGCGGAGGATGGGGCGGACAATGATTGATTATGGTGTTACATACAACGGCTTACCAATACTTGTGGCTGATGACGATTTTATTGAATATTTACGTGAAAATGGGTTTGATAAAACAATAGACGTTGCAGAGATAAACGAAGAGTGGAACAACTGGGCTAAAGAAAACGTAGGTGCATAGTGCATTACGAACGTAAGCTTGGTAATCGCGGTAACCGTTGGATTTCTTGGGGTTACGGTAGACGTTTTGGTTTAGGGTTTTCTATTGACAGGTACAGTATTAACATTGACTTTTTATGCTTTTGGATAGGCATAGAGCTGTGAGGTTGGAGTGCTTGACCTAAGAGATAAAGACAATCCATTAGAGGTCTGTGTTTGCGGGTCTACTTTGTGGAAGGTCCAGGCTATGTTTGAGGACGGTCAAATAAGCCTTTATATGTTAGACATGGAATGTGCTCTGTGCGGGTCTTTAGCGACCGCTCCAACGCCTATAGACGACTTTTAGCCTTACAGATACTTGTGGTTACCCCATAATAATTACCGCGGGGCTCCACTATTCGTCAAACGAGGTATCACATGTCCGAATCACCAGAAGAACACATCCTACGCGTTAGCGCTGGAAGTAATCCACAAGCTTTAGCTTCAGCTATTGCCCACAATATCTATGAAACTAGAAGCTGTAAAGTCAGAGCTGTAGGCGCAGGAGCCGTAAATCAAGCTGTAAAAGCAATTGCTATTGCCCGTGGCTACACCGCACCAAGAGGTATTGATCTAGCCTGTATTCCAGGATTTGCTACTATTGAAAGCCACGACGGCACTATCAGCGCCATTGTGTTTTTGATTGTTGCTAATTAAGCCTGTATTTATAGCGGATATACCGTACCTTTAATTAAACCCCTTTAGGCCAAAGGATACAAAATGAAAGATTCAACTAAGAACTCAAAGCCAATTGCTCCTGCCTCAACAGGTCCAATGGCTTCTTCAAGCGCACGACCAAATTACAAAGCACCAGAACGCGGAACACTTGTAAAGAATGTTGGTAACGCTAAAGGCGGAACAGATCCATACCGTCAAGCAAAGCCATCTCGTTCAAACGTTCCAGCCGCAGGCGCTCGCGGTGGCGCTCGCTACGGCATTCGTGTAAAGTACCAAGCATCTATTGATCCATCAGCTGGAGCAACACAGAGCAACGGTCGCATTCTTAAGAGTGCAATGAACCGTCAGTCACCTTCATTTTCTGAAGGCGCAATACAACCATAAAATAAAAATTAGCTCCCCAGCGTCTTCCGAGACTGCTGGGGCTTTTTTTTGTGCTAATGTTAAGCCACCGTGAGCCCATCAAGGCGCTAACAAGGAGAGTAAATGCTCGATATATTAAATAAGCATTTAGAGGATACGCCTTCAAGCTGTGTTGTAAACACGTGGATAAAAAGTTTAAAAAGTGATGAACAAGAAGCTTTTAGTTTATTACAAAAAAATAAAGAAAAACTTCAATGTGCAATTTTGTACAAAGATTTGTCATTTGAAATGGATTTACCATTTAAACTTACCGCTTTTAGGTCACACATGAGGGGTTACTGCACATGTCAGAAAAATTAAGTTTGTCAGAAGTTTTAAGTAAAACTATTGGGGATTTAACAAATCCCGGCTCAGATTTAAAAGCTTCCAATGTCCCACAGGAATGGAGAGCTAGATTAGATATTAGCGAAGACGGCGGATTTTTTATATCTACGCCAAGAAACGCTGGAGAACTACCAGATGCCGTAGATTTATTTAAAGATTTTGATTTAGATCCAGAAGTTTGGGAAGTTATAAGCGTACGTAAGTCCCGTTGGCAGCGGTATGACGGAGAATGGCTAGAAGCTGCTAGAGTATCCATTAAGCCAGCACGGAACTATAATCACAACAACGATGTTGATTACGATGATTTAATAGAGGAGATAAATGAGTACACACCACGACCTACCAAGGCTCCTAAAGGCCCACTATTTGCTATCTATGCTATTGGAGACACTCAATATGGAAAAGACGCAGGTGGGGGTACTGAAGCAACAATTAGACGAGTCCTGCATGCAATTGATGAAGCTGTTGGAAGGCACAAAGAATTACTCGCAAGCGGAAGACCAATTGGAACTGTTGTTTTACCACAACTCGGAGACTGCATTGAAGGAAGTACTTCGCAAGGCGGTAGAGTCCTTGGACGAAGTGACTTGGGAGTTACACAGCAGGTACGAGTCGGCCGTCGCATCCTCATGGCATGGATAAAAGCTTTTGCACCACTTTGTAATGAATTAATTATCCCAGTAGTACCAGGTAACCACGATGAAACTCATCGAATTATGATGACTGATCCAACAGACTCGTGGCAGATTGAGATTGCCGCAGCTGTGCAGGATGCTTGTGCGGAAAACCCAGCTTTGTCCCATGTTGTGTTTCGTTACCCGTCAGCAGACCACGCAACACTGGCAATTGATTTGGGTGGAACAATTTTAGGACTAGCTCATGGTCATCAATCTAGGGATATGGGTAAATGGATTGCCGGTCAGGCTACTGGCCGTACCCCAGTGGGATCAGCAGATGTTTTAATGACCGGCCACTTTCACCATTTTAAAGCAAATCAAATTGGACCAAGACTTTGGATACAGGTACCGGCTATGGACGGCGGCAGTGCTTGGTTTAGGGATAAGAGCGGTTTAGAATCCCCAACAGGCATTGTGTCATTAGTAGTGGGTCCCGACTATGACCCAAGAAGAGATTTAGCAGTTTTATCAGGAGAAAACCGCTTACCATAGGCTTATGCCTAACAATCAAAATATACAAAGCCTAGGCGCATCCGGCTTGTACGGCACCAACACCACCTACGGTGGCGGTGGCGTTCCTATTGCAAGATCTGATTTAGATTTCTTGCGTATGGGTGTTGGTCGTCAACCTTCAGCAGAATATCCAGATGGTTATTTAGGAACTATTCGTTCACGCAGAGATGATCGCGGTCGTCCATCTAGCGTATCCGATAAAGTATTAGATGGTTTAAAGGTACGTATTGGTCAGCGTTCATATCAACGTGGTGTTCATCGCGGTGAGCGTATTGACGCATCAGATTATTATTACCCAGAGGGTTTAGAAAACTTTAGTGGTATTGCTCGACAAATGAAAGCTGCTAAAGACGGTAACGTTTATCGTTCAGCCCGCCACGTACCAAACTTTTCAATCGCGCCAGCCCCACACCTTCCTAATGATGGAAAGGCTAACATGCGTAGTACTTCACCACTAGAAATGAACAAGCCTCGCACAGATAAGATGGCTCGTTTACGTCCGGCTTGGAAATAAAATGGCAGGTAGATATGCCGATGGTGTATATGGGCCACGCCCGTGGACAGCTCCACTTGAAGCTTTATACCCACCGCAAGAATATATTGGTCCTTTTCAAAGCAATCAAGAGCGTTTAATGAGCCAATCACTAGCAGCATTTAGTATGACACCCGCGGAAGTACAAGAGTTTGTTCGACCACCGCTTCCACAAATTCAACTGTTTCCAGCTCGATACGGGTATACCGAGGACGAGATTGGCGTTGAGGATATAATTGACCTACCTCGCCGTGGGGCCTCCCAGCAACGCGTTGAGTCTGATTTTTCAAACACTCCAAACAGCACACAATCTACAAGCCGCAACACGTTAGGATCAGCTATATGAAGAATGATGTTGGGTCATTTACAGATGGCACTGGCGAAGGTATGCCGGGGGCCACAGATGTGTCTTTAGAGACCATTTATAACGGTTCTAAGGGCTGTATGGGGTGTGGAAGCGTGATGAATCCATTAGAATCATTGCGTAGTATTGAAGACCAGCTTTGCCCATCTTGCAGTCGACGCAAGAAGGTTAACTTAGTGAAAGGCCGAATGGCATGACAGTTCGTAAAGCACGTTCAGAGAACGCAGATATGTTAGAAGGCGCAACAGACGGTAAGTACCGCAAGCGCCGTCCAAATACAACTGTTGATCCAGGCATGGGCGACCAGCTTGTAATCAAGAACCGCGCTGGTCTACATCCATACATGAACTATGGATTTATTAATTCAGAAGAGCCAGCTAAAGTAAACCCACTAGGTAACTAACATGGCAAGCCGAGTTCCAAGTAATCCTTCACCTATTCTTGTTGACCCAAAATCTAATCGTTTAAAGCCAGAAGGTCGGCCTATGCCACAACAAGTTAAGCCAACACCACGTACTATTCCAGCAGTTAAACCAGCCATTCCTAAACCTACGCCGGCAGAAAAACTTCCAGAGTACAAGCCAAGAATTATGCCAGGTCCAACAACTGCACCTGATCGTGCGCTAGATCCACGTAGAAGTATTGGTTCTGGTCCGGAAATGAACAAGACAATGCCAGCCCCTAGAAACTATGGCGGAATTCAAGCACAACCAATGCCTT